GTATAAGTTTATTATTACGGTCATATCTTTACCTCCAAGCAAGCTACAGCAATCCCATTATGCGTTACCATAACTTCCGCACGTTTTCTATTTGTTTCACACTCAGAACTGCTTTCGTAAACAGCCAACTGAAAATAATCCACAGGCTGGCCCGATATTAGCTGCATCCAAACCAATACCCACATCAACTGGAGAACTTCTTTTTCAGCCACAGAACAATAGCAAACACCACAAGTCCGTAAACTGTAGCTACGGTTACATCGACTAAATGCTCACGCATGTGGTAGATAAACTCTATACCTGCTTCAACATCACTACCACCGCCTGTGCCAATGTTAATTGTTTTAGTTCCTATGGTAGACGCTTGCTGTTCAATAATAATATCGTTTTCCATAAGACTTTACTTTTTTTTCTTGCGGATCTTAGGTTTGTTCGTAGAACCTTTTGGTCTGCCACGTTTGGATGGTGTCTTTTTTACAGGAGAGGGTACAACTGCAACCTCTTCTTTAGAATCTCCCATCAAAAGATTCCACCAGTACGATCTTGAAAACCATTTCATTTTGTTAATCCTTTTGTTTTCTCATATGAACGAAGTCCACCAATTCCTAATAATCCTCCCAAAACCGTAAGAAGTGTGGACATATCAAAGCTAGGGAGTTCAGGTAAATCAACGCCGGAAGCCGTAAGAATAAAAACCAAAAGGGGTTGAAGCAGATAGTGATATGCAAACGCTAAAGCACACACCCAACCAACAGCAGGTCGCCATCCCCCCTTGAACAAACTGCCCGAAGCCGCTTCCGCTTTATTAATCTCTAACTGAGCAAGCAGACTTTGCTGGGCATATTTGTCGCTCATGGTAGCTATTTCATGAGCCAAGGCCGCTTTCTGGTCCTTATCCTCAACAAACTTATCCAAGATACCTGAAACGGGACCAATAAGACTAGATATTATACTCATTTGCTTTCTCCCCTATCGTCAAAGCTTATCGAAGCTTTAGTCTTATCAGCCTTTGCGCTATAAGCATTGAAGCCCATGTAAGCAGCAACAACGCCAGATGCAGCAATAACATACACACTGGCTATATCTGTAATTAAGGTTGCAGCTTTGTCAAAGCCAAGAACAGAAGCAAACAATATAATAAATGGATAAATTAACATGCCAGCTAAAGCAAACCCGGTAAACCTACGCTCTGCGTTACGCTTTAAATCTTGATCGTGTATCTCAAGCCTACGATCTTCAAGTGCAAGTAAGTTCCATTCGGTGCGCTCAATGGTTGAGTTATTGTTTAGATCTGCCTTGTCGAACTCTGTCATTCTGTCTTCTCCAACCCAGCGCAGCTTTCGCCGCAATCTTTTTGTTTGAGGTAATTATGACTATTTTATTGTTTTTGTCTATAACCACCCATTTGTTCTTATATTCTTCAATTACCACTTTCCCTGTTTTGCACCTATAAAATACAAAACTATGCCAAGAATACCTAACCCAATCGCAAGCAATACCGTAACCACTACGGCGTTAATGCAGTTGTCAATAAACTCTTTCTTTTTGTAAACCAGTTCCCTCTGGCGCTTTCTTTGTTCCGCTTCCAAAGCTACAATTTCCTTCCAAGCTGATGGACCATACACAAAACTAACGTATTCACGCAAGTCTTCTCTCATTTGAGACATCTTTTTCTTTTGAGTCCAAATCTCTAAAGCCGTAGCCTCAGTATTAGAAAACAACTTGTGATAAAGAGAGGGGTTTGCCGCCTGCTTCTCAAGGAAGTCCATGTCACTTGACGCCTTGGCAAACTGTGAAATTGTACCAGCAAAGCTCGAAATCTCCTTGCCCACCTCGCAAGCTTTCTTGATACCCTTATAAGCGGCTGTAGCTGTGGCGATGGCTGAAACAGGATCTATCATAGTGGGAGCTTTCTTGTTCTAGCGTTCTAGCATCCTATCCATCTTAGCGTCGAGAGCATCCAACCGAACTATTAATCGGTCTATGGATGCGTTGCTCTCGACTTTAGTTGTGTACTCCTTGGCAAGCTCTTCACGAGTTCTATTTAATAAAATGGTTACGCGATTTAATTCAGAGTGCTGAGATTTTATCCACCAGCCCAAAGCTCCCACTCCAGCCGTCAGTACAAAATTCCAAAGCGCGTCCATTTCCATCAATTAACACTCTAAGTAGCCGCCGCCTTTAATCGCAGCGCCCATCCCGCGAGCCGTGCCACGCTTCATAGACGTAGGAACCTTAACATCAGCCGTCTTGCCATAAGGAATACGACCCTGCTTATCAATCTGAGCATAAGGAACTGCCTTTGGGGCAGGACCCGGTGCAGAACCTCTAAACTTTACTTTTGCCATTTTATTGCCCTCTCTGTTGTTTTAACAATTCACGCTGCATTGCGCTATCAATCCGTTTGTCCGTCTGAGCTTCCTGACTTGCAAGCCGCTGCTGGAACTGCTCGCTTCGCATCTGCTGGTTCTGAGCGTCAACCTGCAATTTGGCCTGATCTACCTGTGCATCCGCTTGCTCCGACTGAGCCTTGATCTCTAACTCCTTCTCCTTCAACTTTATCAAAGGATCTGGACCCTGACCAGATATTTGTCCAGACAATTCTTTGGCTTTCTGCATGCCTTGTGCAACCAACTGTGCAACCATCGCCTGATACTGAATCTCATCACCACCCTGCTGCATCTGCGCCATCGCTTGCTCCTCGGCCTGTATCTTAACATGTTCCAAAACATGCTTTTGTAAAGATACCGCAACCGCAGGCATCTGACTAATCATAGGACTAGAACCAAATACTAAGTGAGACATAATATGCGCCTGATGATCCTGACCCGTAAACGCATGCAACCGCATCTGATCCAGCGCGTTGATGTTCTCTTGAGCAGGGTCCGTAGGCCGCGGCTCTTCGTCCGGTAACGCCTGCATCAACCTGTCAACATCGTTCACGCCCAGCGCTTCATACATGTCACGATACACCTCGTGCATGTTGTGGATCTCCGGAGCCTGCGCCGCTAACTGTAACTTAGTCTGAGCCAAAGCAATCCGCTGCGCCTGACTAAATACATTCGGATTAGAAACAGGCACAATGTCTACGCGGTCGTCAAAGTCCTTCGCCATCACCGTAGCATCGTCGCCCGCAACCGAATAAGGATACTCCTGTGGCAAACTCTCGCCCATTACACGCGCTAGAATCTTGAACTCTAAACGCATCGCGTAATGAAGCCGCTTGTGTACCGCACTCATAACACGGGACCCCTGCTCCAACATAGCTATCGTAGTGCCAACCGCAGCACTCTGGTCGCCGTCGCCAACCTTCATGTTCGTAATCGTCGCAAAACGCTGACCAGCCTGTACAACAAAACCCAACAAGTTAAATAACGTCTGATCCGGTCCCTTGAACGGTAATGGCATCAAACTGTCACGAATTGCGCCCCCCGGAGCATCAACATCCCTGAATTCACCCGGCTGTAAAGGATCGTCGTCGTCCCTGATCCGTAGGCCGCGGGCCTTGAATCCAGCAGGTAAATTAGACAATGTACCAGCATCAATCAACTGACGTAGTGATGATGTTGCAGAACGCGCTAAACCACCAATCGTGTGGATCAAACCCAGCCCGTAAAACCCAAACCCCGGTAAAAACTTGTAATGTACAAAATAATGTATCTTTTGACGCTTCTCGTCGTCTTCAGCAAAGTTGCGACGTATCGACAAAATCTCGCCGTTGTCCTGAGAAATCGTGACAATGTAAGGAACCTTGATACCCGTAGGCTCGCCGTCCTCGCCCATGTCCTCATAGCCCTCAAGATCCAAATCAACATGGCACTCCAATAAAGTGCAGTCGTAATTTATCTGGTTGGGCTCAAAGCCGTCAATCCGGTCAATCTCGTCACGAACACCCGTAATCTCCCCCTGAGAAGGTATTACGTCTATGTCCATATACACACCAGCAACCTGCTTTTTTCGCAAATCGTTCAAGTCCATACGCACAACCTGCGTGATATTCGGACACGTATCCAAGTCAGAAGTGTCGTAAGGAACCACCAAGTTCTCAGCAGGAACAAACTTACTTATCGCACGGCCCAAGCTCTCGTCGTAGTAAATCTTCTTGAAGGCACTGCCCGCCAGCGGTAAATAAAACAACATCTGGTCCATGTCAGGAGTGTAATCCTCCATCACATTCGTGATGTAGTAGTTCATAAACTGCTTCACGCGATGCGCCTGATCCTGCTTTTCACGCGTGTCCTTGCCAACCACAACAGTCCGAACCGGACCACTTGAAGGCAATAACTCGTTAAATGCCTGCGCCTGAAATTGCGTAGCAGCCTCAGCCAACAAAGGATGCGTCACGCCACTCGCACCGCGGAACGGCGTCGTGCGCTCCTCGTAATTAAAACCAAGAAGCTCCAACCCGTTCTTATACGTGTCTTCCCACTCCTGACGGCTGGACTTGTTAGACTCAAACTCGCCAAGCAAATCAGAAGCAATCCGACCAAGCTCGCGGTCCGGGATCTCCTCCGCCAAGTTGGCATAGAAATTATCGCCCTCACCACGCATGTCGTCGGGATCAAAGTCCACAACCACACTGCCGTCGTCATCCGCTATAATCTCTATCTCCGGATCAAGGTCCGCAGAAACCAAAAAAGGATCCGCACCAGAATCAGGAAGCTCTAGCTCAATTTCAGCCCGTAAATCATCCTCGTCTAACTGACTTGGGACGTTAGTATCCATTAATCCACCAGTAGCCATATGGCCCTCCGTCAATAATATACACGCACCTTAGCAGAAACATCCTCGTCTTGCCAATCATCAGTTGGTAATTGTACAAAATTACCTTGACGATACCGCATTAAAGCCTGCGTCATGCTATCAACTAAGTCATCATGCTCCCCATTCGGAAACGCAGCAACCTCTTCAATCAACTCATCTGCCCATACCTTGTCAGGGACCCAAACCATTCCAGCTTCAAACATAGGACTTACCGCATGAACCCGGCTGATCTTGTCGTTACCACGACTTGGCGTGAAATTAACTACAGGTATACCCGCATTTCTAAGCTCCTGAGTCAACGGTAAACCACTCGCCTTCGCCTCAATAATTACAGTGTCAGGGTCCCAAAACTTGTATTCCTCAAAAGCTATACCCTTTAATTCAGGAAAATCCCACCGCCCCTTCTTGGAATCTAACAATATTAAGTTGGGACCCGAACCACCCTCGTTGGGATAAAACACACCCCACGTTGTGATCGCAGAGTAATCCGAAGTCTCGCGCTTGCTAAACGCCGTGTCATAACTCTGTATCACATATTCTAACTGAGGAACCGACTCACGCTCCCACTTGCGCCACCAATCGCGAGGGATAATCGCATTCTCCTCACCCGTCGGATTCTGCTGGTACTGTGCATTCCACTTGCTCGGAGGGATAGATGCGCGGACCGCAGTCAAATCTTCAAAACTCCAGAATTCCGGCCAACAAGGCGTGTCGTCCTCAAAAATAGCAGGTAACTCAACAACCTCCCACTGATCCGCTAATGGATCCTTCGCCATCGCTCGCAACAACTGACCCGTCATGTCCTTCTCTGACCACCGCGTCTGTACCAAAACTATCGAACCACCCGGCTGTAAACGCTGCCGCGGTCCCCCAGTATACCAATCCCAAGCATCGTCAAAACCACTCGTACTCATCGCCGTCTGCTCAGAATGAGGGTCGTCAATAATTATTAAATCACCACCACGACCCGCTAAATTAGAACCAACACCAACAGCATAATACATCCCGCCAGCACTCGTGTCCCAACGACCGCTCGCCTTGCTATCCGCAGCTAACTTAACATCCGGGAAAACCTCCCGGTACTCGTCCGCATCCAAAAGGTTCTTCGTCTTCCGACCAAAGTTAACAGCTAACTCCGTCGTGTGCGTCGCCTGAATGATCTTCATGCGCGGATCACGGCCCATCATCCAAGCCGGAAACAAAAAGGATGCAAACTCACTCTTCGTGTGCCGCGGAGCCATGTTGATAATCAAACGCTTTAGTTCGCCGCTCGCGACACGCTCAAGCTTGTCCGCGATAATTTTGTGATGCCGTCCAGCGATAAAGTCCGGCCACATGGTTCTTACAAAGTCCAAAAAGTTTTCCTGACAACCCTCGTTCTTGGCGATCTGTGCGAGCCTTAATTCAAGCTTCAAAGCCTTTTCTTGTTGTGCCGGATTTAGGCTAACATTCATTGGGGGACCCTAACTGTTTATGGGATTATATGCCTGTTTATAGGATAGTTATACCTCAAATCAAATTTTATGTAAATATTCGCGAGAAACATGGCCCAAGCCCCCGTATGGTCGGCGCTGGGACCGCGAAAAATTGCATTGGTGATTTCATCAAGAAAACATGGATTTTGACCCGATATTGGAAGGGACCCTAGCCAGTTCGGTATGCGCTTGGTGCGGCAGCTGCCGCAACTAACAAGTCTGGAAAGCTTCGCGGTCCACGGTTCTTGCGCCCTCGATGCTGGCAAACGTTGCGCGGTCTGCGGCCTGCGGTTCTTGCCTTCGATGCTGGCAAACGTTGCGCTGGGCGCGATCTATGCATTGTCGAGCATCGAGCATCGAGCATCGAGCATCGAGCATCGAGCATCGGATCCCAGCGCGTGGGGTTTGCCTTCCATACGTTTGAGCAGGGAAAGAGGGCCGCGCCGCGGCAAGTTTAACTAATTTAAACACTGGGCATAAAAAAGGCCCGCACAATGGCGGGCCAATCTTATTATTGGGGTTGGAGCTAGTAAGCGACTAGCGTTTCACCCTCAAACAATTGAGACGTTGCAATCTCAAGCTTACGCAATCGAGTGATGGATGGGTCTTCTTTAATCAAACCCTTCCATTCCAAATAGTATCGGCCCAGTTGGATCGTGCTTTCATTATGTTGGATCCGATCCCGCAAGGCCATTTCTGGATCGCTTGCTTCTAGTTTTGGATCAATTGCCAGTAGGCATAACATATTTTGAACGCGACCACTTGTGTAGTCTGGAGCATTGTTTCCGTATCGACACATATAGTCGTCGCCGTGCGGCTGTTTAAAGAAATAGATATCGCAAACGTTGCCGTCATAATTTAAACGACGATGGAATGAACCCGCTGGCAAATCAAAATCATCTCTGAACTGAGGTGTAAACATATCAGTCATTATTCAACCCTTTCTAAATTAGCGTTAAGTTTTTCCAGTTCGATCAATTCGGCGGTTAGTTCCTGCGCTTTAACGTAGGCTGTATTAGCAAAGTCATTACGGCCAGATAGTAACATCATACCCATGAACTGGAGTTGAAACTGGATCTTTTCAGCTATGGTTTTATCGCTCATGATCAAACCTCCATCTTGAACGTTGCGCCGCGCAATACATCGCGGATCAAATCTTTAGTTTCCGTTTCGTCTGGACTGATATCTAGATCGTTTGAATAATCGTTAATATCAAAATCCTGCAACGCCATATAATTAATTTCATCGGAATAACTATGGATATCGAACTTTTCTTCTAATAGCTCTTCAAAGTTTGCTTCCATCGCAGTGTCGATTGATTGCGTTACTTCATCTCTTACAATGTTCTTTAATGGGCCTTCCATTGCACCAATAAAAAGATTTTGAAAGCGATTGGCGTAAGCAAGCTTATCTTCCATTTCGGCAAGTTCTGCCTTTGCGGCTTCAAGTTCTTTTAGAACATCAGAGTAATCGGTGTTTTGGGTGGCAACGGTAGCCAGTAAGTTTTTGTTTAAGTCGGTCATTTTTACATTCTCCAAATGTAGTTATAGGACGGAAGCCGCCCGTACGGGTTTTCTCGCATA